GGTTAGAACCTAATCCTAAAGACACGACTAACCTCTATAAGCTATTACTTTACCAGAAGCAAGAGAAAATACTTCAAATCTCCCATATATTGTAAGTCCTGCTGGTATTGTAAAATCAGCCGCATCTGCCATTGTATTAGCTATATTAGTGCAATCACTAACATCTACTACTGAATCTTCTATTGCAGTTATTGCAACAAAGTCCCCTGTATGTTGAGCTGTATCATCAATAAAAACTGAACCTGCTTGACCCATTGAAGCATTTTGAGCTTCTGCTACTGTAAATTTATGTAAACTATTTGCCATTTTATTCTCCTTTGTGAGTGTACTTTAAGCTCTGGCAAGAGCATGAACGTACTGTTATTAAAAATTTTTAGTAGATTCGGGAGCCACCCTTTATACGATAGCTCCCATAGTTCTACAAAACTATTAATCCTTATTTATTCGGATTAAGATATAGTAACGTGAGCAACGTCATGCGCTGTAGCTTTTGTTAAGTAATATGTACCATCACAAAAGATTTCAACACAATCACCAAGTTGTGCACCACTAATGAATACTATCTCATCAACTGCTGTTGAATCTGTGGAAGAACCTGCTCCACCATCACCACCAGAAGTATATCCAACGATAGTATCTTCAGCTGTGTTATTAGCTATTGTTACTGCGTTTGCTGCAACAGTAGTTAACATGAATTTAACATTCCAACCTGGGCTTACTGAACTAACTAAAGGAAGAGTAATCTCATATACACTAGCTTGATTTATTCCGAATACTTTACCAGAATCCATAGCATCTAATGTTCTAGCTGCTGAAATAACTTCAAACTTAGCATTAAGACCTGCTTCACTTGCGCTACTATTATTATTTAGATAATCACTTCTCATTTTATAATCCCTCCACATTAATAAGTGCGTGAGTTTCAGGAAGACTTACTTCAAGACCTGCTTCTGTTAAAATCAAGTCTTTTCTTAAATCCTCATCAGCTTGTTGCACATTAGTTGTGATTGCTGTGTCACGATTAACACCGTTACCAACAAGAGGTCTATATGAAACATGGTCAAGGTCAACAAAACACATATGACCTGAAGCATTATTTCTAAATAGAGGTTCTTTTATAATTGAAACATCCCCATGAACTGTTTCAATTTTCATAACCTTATGTCCAAATGCACCTTTTGAAGCCTCAAAGTTATATTGAGATTTCTGTGCAGTTAAACTTCCTTCAGCAAATCCACTTATTTTATTAAAGTGAGATACTACTGGTAAAGAAGCTAAACATAACTTATTACTTGAACCACCCCTAGCAGGGTCATACATAGTTTCAAATGCTGAAAGCAAACCATCATAAGTTAGTTCACTTGTTGCATATGTAGCTAAATATGGTAAACCACTTGAATAAGCACCAATAGCACCGTCTTCAGGTGTTCCACCGTTTTGTAGTATATGACCAACGATACCTTCAGTATATTGAATACCACCTTGAGAACCTCTCATACCAAAAAGCATAGCTCTTTCAATATCAACTTTATGTTCTCTTAATTTAAGATTCCATATTCTGTCCCATTCATTAGCATATCCACGATAAACAGTTGCTCTAGCAGTATTAGACATTTCACAAGCAGTTTTAAAGATTTGTGTAAAACCATAATCATTATCTAACTCTTGAGAAAATACATCTGGAGCTCCTGAACCTTGCTCATATGATGTTCCAATTACGACACAATCACCATTATCATCTAATGTTGTTGTTGCATCACCTGCTGAAGCTGCTACAGTTTTAACAACAATTGAAGTATCAGCTGCATTATGTGAAACTGATTCTATTCTACCTGTTGCTTGTGTTACTGCTTCAGTATCTGCACCACCACTTGCATTTACATTTTGTGCAAACTGAACAACCATTCCTTTAATAAGCCAATCAACAGTAGCACCACCTGAATCTACTAACACTGTAGTATTTCCACCTGGAGCTGCTAATGTTTGACCACCATCAATTTTAAAACTTCTATCCGTCATAGAAATTTTTGTCCTATCTTCCAAAAATCTGAATTGTGAATCAGATGTTGGAACTTTCCCTACTTTTGACAAATATACAAAAAATGGAGATTCTTCTGGAGCTAAGTCTGCTACTCTATCACTAAAGTCATAAAGTCTTCTTGTACCCATACTAGCACTATCGACTGTTGCACCTCCAGGAGTTCCAAATTTTACTTGTCCACTATTATAACTTGACATTATAATTCTCCTTTATTTACAATACGTTTGTTCGGCTACCAGCTTTAACAATATTGCTCCACATTTCTTCTTTATCATCTTTTTTAGCAGGTTGCTCACCATTTAAAATACCAGCTTGTTGAGGAACTGATTGATTTTGACGAATTGCATCAAGTGGATTATTATTGTTTCCAGCTTCGGCCTTTGGTTGAGTTACAGATTGCCACATGTTAATAGCACCATCAATACCATATTCTGCAGGATTTTTACTAGCAAAATCCATAAACGATGTAATTTGTTCTGGATTCAATCCTTTGTTAGCAAGTTCAGTTTGAAGTTTAGACATACCAACTTCTTTCTTTACATCACCAACTTGGCTTTGAACAGCATTGTTAATTGTGTCTTGTAACTCTTGTTGTCGAAATTTATACGACTTAGACGATGGGTCATTATAGGCTTCCCAAGGGTCAAACTCATCCTTAGATAATTCTACACGTGCTTCTGGTGCTGGTTGACCACCCTGAACCATACCACTAATGGTATTTACAATATCAGGTCTTGATTCCAACATTTGTCCAACTTGCTCGTATTGTTTTAACTTTTGGTTTTCAGCTTGTAGTTTATCTTTTTCTGATTGAAAATATTTAGCTTGTGATTCCCAATCACTTCCAGATTCTTGCTGCTGAGTTGCTTCATCTTGCCCTACATTATCAGTAACTTCACCTTCTTCAAGATTGTTATTTTCTAATGCGTTATCCATTTTATTCTCCTTTGTTTAGCAATCTCTCTTGCTTATCTTGAGCTTGGCCACGTAAACGTAACTTCTCTGCTTCGAGTTTAACTGCCTGTTCTAATTTTCCAACCGCTAAATTATTAGCTGATTTGGATTGTGATTCTTGTGATTTAAGCTCAGTTTTAAATTTCTCAACTTCAACTTTCTTTCTTGATGAGATTGACTCTCTGTGAGCTGTTTGTAAATCACCCTGTAAATTTTTAATTTGTTCTTGAGACTGTTGTAACTGCGACTGTAATTTAGCGACAATATCCATTCTTTGCAACACTCCCTCTTTGTCAAATATATCTGTTTTCATTAATGCTTCTGTTTGGTCAATTAAACCAGATTGATATGCTTCCATGTAAATAGACCATTCACCCCATTTATTAGATGGCATTGTAGAATTACCAATAATATTAATATCATATTGACCAATTGTTAAATCATTTATCATTTCACTAATTGCTTGTGATTTGTCATTATAAAAATTAACCATATATTCACTCATATCATTGTTAGGTTGAGCTACTCTAAATACTTTTTTATATGTATAATGTTCTTTAGCTAGATTATAAACAACTTGACCAAGTCTTCTAAGCGAACCTTCAACATCTCTTAATTTAGATTTACTACGTCTTTGACCAAAATCTTCTAACATCATTGTAGCTGAAGATGTATTTGGTGCAACAGCACTATTGCCTTGCATCATTTCAAATATACCCATATTTAAATCAATATATTTCTCAATAAGCTGAGGCAGTTGCATAACTGAATTTGATAAAGGCTGAGGAGAGGGAAAATGTGGTTCACCAAATGAAGGGTCATATTCAATAGTCGCATTTGGATTTGCCCAGTTTCTTTCAAGTTCCTCAATATCATCAACACTTCCTTGTGGTATAAGTAATTTCAATCCAGATGATGCTTGTGCATGTGATGTAATTAAAGACATTGTTTTATTTAAAAATCTTTGAAAGTCTTTATTTTTTCTAACATCACTCATTGGATATGGAGTATTAGTCCAAATGTTTGGTACAGGCACTATAGGGTATTTATCAGTATTTAATACATATTCATATAATACTGTTTGACCTAAAGTACATGTTAATTTAATTCTTGTTTGTTGTACTTCAACAACATCTATAAGACCATTTTCTAAAGCTTTAGAAATTTTAGGGTCAGCTAAAAACTTTTCCATATTCTTAACATCTAAAATTCTTTCTTCACCTGATTCCATATCAAGTATTCTATAATAAGGAACTTTAACTTTAGAAAAATGTTCAATAAGTTGATATTTTTCAGAACCTTCACCCCTATCTTTATCTTTAACATAATCAGGAGTAAATGTTCCAACAGTTCTTTTATTCATAGCTGCAGGAAAAGTATCATCTTCTCTGTAATTTTCTATTAAATCAATCATCATTTTACCATCTTCTTGTTCTTCTGATAATTGAGGATATAAATCTAATAATTGAAATTTAGTAAATATAGTAGATAGCATCATACCAGTAGCATCATCAAAATATCTACTTCTAGCATTAGGGTCGATAACAACTCTAAATGGGTCTACATATGTAAATTTAACTTCACCTCTGCCATAATCAGCTTCTCTATCTACATATGCATAAAAATAACCAAGTCCAGTTACAGAGTAATCGTGTATTGTTTGTTTAAATACTTCATTACCATCTGATATATTCCATATATAATCTAATATAGTTTTCCATACACTAGCTAAATCACTATCAGAATCTTCTCTTGGCATAGCAGAAAATTTTGGTGGTTTAGATGTTATAATAGCTTTAAACTGTTCAATAGCTGAGTATATCCTATCTAAAGGTATATTAGATTGATTTCTTTCTGCAAGTGCTTGAGCTTCATCTTCACTAAAGTGATTACCAAGATAAAAGTCAATATCTTCACGAGCATGGTCTTCCCACTCTTTACGAGCATCTAACCATCTATCATAAAGTTCTTTTACGTAAATTGCTTTTTTATCGGATTCTATCATGCTATGTAATATATAACATATTTATCATAATAATCAACCCCTTGCCCCTGTAATCCAATTATAGGTCTTTTTTGGCTTTTCCCACTCTTCTTTATTATTTTTAATTCTTTTAACTTTACTGGCTGATTTACTGCCTTTAGCAAATTGTGTTGACAACCAAAACGCATCAATAGTATCATCATGACTTCCTTTAGGAAAATCTAATAATTCACCAATAAATTCATGCATATCTTTTTTAAGATGTACAGCACCTGCTTTAAACATAGGTTGTAGACCTTCAAATAATCTGTCTTTCTTTTTTTGATTACCATAGCCTTTTATACCTTGTTCTATACCAGGAAGAAACTTTCCTTCTTTTTTACTTCTTTTATGTATATAATCTCTTAACATTTCCTGATATGATATAGTCTCAATGTTTATTCTTTTAATTGGCTTGTATCGTTCAGCAATTTTAAATATCTCATCTGCACAGTCCATGGGTAATACTCTTTGTCTCCAATACTCAATAATATAATAATCATAGTCAGCGGTAACGCCAATAACCATAATAACACTATAATCATTACGCCTACTAAGAGTTGAAGCAGGGTCAACACCAATGTAAATATTAACATACTCAATTCCTCCATCTTCTAACTTTATATACCAGGAATCTCTTTGATTGTCAAATTTAATACTACCACTATATAAATTATCAACTATATCGCTTTCACTAAAGATTTGGTCTTCAGGTGATTTAGCTTGATTCATATATTCTTGATAAAATTTAGATGGTGTACCAGAATCTATATAAAACTGTTTTCTTTCGTCTAATTTCTTTAAAGGCCATCTTGAAGGCCATAACGGAGTACCATCATCAAGTATTGCTTTATATGTAATTAAATCCCAGGAATACTCTGAACCATTATTCATTGCTTCTTTGTGATTCTTTACAAGTCCATTCAAAAATGAATCATAATGCACGATAGTTCCATTACACCATAAAAACCCACCTTTATCAAAATCAATAGCAGGATATACAGCAGCTGTAACCCAATTTTTTATTTGTTGTCTAGCTTCAGGAGTTTTAGTATTTAACTCAGATTCAAAATCATCAAGTATAATTCCAGTATATCTTGTAGATAATTGCTTTTTACCACGCAGTCTTTGTGCTGCTCCTTTTGCAATCATCCTACAATTATTTGTTAATGTTATTTCGTTCTTAGTCCACTTATCACCTTGCAAGTCACCGAAATAATAATGTATTGCAGGATTAGAGTATATGTGGTTAGAAATCCAATTAAGGTTATCTATAGCCTGGTCTTGCGCCTCGCCAACCCAAGCGATAAATTCTGGGCTTTCTTTATTCGCAAATAAGAACCGATGTAAGACCGCAGTTGCAGCTAAGGTTGACTTTGCGTGGTCACGAGGCAATACAAGTGCCAATTGTTGATTATCTCTATCTAAAAGTTTTTTACCGACAGTATTGTGGAAATCAGGAGTAGCTGATGCTAGAAAGTCTTGTGGTGAGAATAATTTACCAAATACAACAAGGTCTTTATATGCCATTTCAAGAACTTTTTCATTGTTTGATACATTACCATTAAGATTTAAATTTGCCATTATTTAAAATAATTTAAAAGATTATCAAGCATATTAGCTTTTTTTCTTTTTTTTCTTCCTTTTAATCCTTCCAATTCACTTTCTTTGTAATTTTCTAAATAATTTAAAATATTTGGCTTTTCAGAATATTCTTCTTTCATAAAAGGAAATTGAGTTAAAACGTCACCTATGGATAATGAATCTTGCGGAGATTGAATCATTTTTGTTCTTGCTCTTGCATCAGCTGTTTTACTAGCTAGAGTATAAAAATTATTGTCTAAACCAGCTTCACCTGTGTAATATACAGGTTCATCTGAATTTCTACCAACTTGATTACCTGATACTTGCATAAGATGTTTAAGCATGTTTTGACCATCATTATTTTTATATTGATTTACTCCTTTTAATATTGTGTCGTATAAATTTTTCATTAGCAATTCCATTTTTTTAATGACAATGATAACCTATCTTTACCCGTATTGTTGCTTGGTTTTTGACGTTTACGCATACCGCTCATACGAGCACAAAATGATTTTCTTCTATTTGCAGCTTTGCTGCCTTTTTTTAATTTAGAAGGTTTAGTAGTTACAGCAGTTTTTAATTTAGAACCAGGGTTAGCTCTTCTATATGATGCAACGCCTTTTTTATTTAAACCACCACTTGGGTTTTTACCTTCTTTACGTTGCCATGCAGGACTTCTTTTACCGACTTTACCACCTTCACGATAAGATTGAGTCCTCAACCTTGCATCATTTACTTTCATGATTTTTTACTTCTTTTCCTTGCATCTTTTTTAGGAAAACCTGCTTTCATATTAGCATAATTTTTTGCAGATATAGTTGAATTTTTCTTAGACCTACTTGTTCCTGCTTTTTTTCTTTTATTAATATTTTCGTACAAAGACATTATTTTCCTACTTTTTTCATTGCTTTATTATGAGCTTTTTTTAAAGAACTACCTTTATGCATATCTTTTTTCATTTGGCTCATATGTTTTGCAGAATGATGTTTGCTATGTTTTTTTAATTCATTAACTTTACCACCATGTTTATACATAGGCTTTACCATACCGCCACCCATGTAATCTTTTACCATTCCACCACCCATATAAGAAGTTTCACTTCTGTCCATTGCATTAGATGTAGGTATATTGCCATTTTCATTAATATAGTTTAATACAGACTCTGTATTTGGATTAACTGAATCTTTCTTTATAATAAACTCACCGCCTTCAGCTTCAATAGGTATTCCACCCTTGCTATGAGGCATTCCTTTTAATTTTCCACCCATTGGGTATTTTTTCTTTTTACCGTACATAATTAACTCCCCATTATCATATTTAATAAGCTTTTCATTATATTCCCAGATTTTTGCATACCTTCTTTAACAAGAGGTAATTCTTGTGTAGTTAATGTATCTGAGTATTCAGGATTTTGTTTTATTGCATCTCTTAATAAATAATCCATAACTTCTAAATTATACTTAGTAGGTCTTCCTGTAGAATGTTGAAGTAAATGTCTTGTGTCTCCACCTTTAGTTTTTGCTTGATACAAAGCTTGAACTCCAAGAGCATCATTAGAATGAGATATTCTATTTAATGTATCTACCAAAATTAAATCATCTATATTGCTATGTGCATTTTCTTTTTTCATTAATCTTCCTTTCTTAATTCAAAATGAGGAAAATCATCAAATTTATTGTCATCCACCTCAAAATTCATATTCCAATCACCACCCCAACGTAGTTTAATGCCCATAGACTGAGCAATACCAATCACGAAGCCTGCAAATAAATGAAAGCGTTCCCTATCATCCCAATCAATAGGATAAGGGGCAACATCCACAGCCCTACTTGGATTAGAGTTATGACGACCATTTGGGTACCGAACCTTAGTTTTTCCCTCATCATAAAGCTTGTTTTGTCTTTCACCACTTCTATGGCCTTCCAAAACAGAACAATCGACATATTTGATAACTTCGTTAAATATTTTTTGTAGTTTATTATCACAAGTGCTTAACCTTTCTTTACTTCTTTTTCCAAATTTAGCCATTATTACTCCACATATCAAAATTAGAGTTATCAGTCACAAATGAAGAAGGGTATAGAGTGTGATTAACATAACAAGAGGATAAAGAGGTAACCTGTCTGTCTTCACCTGTGACTGAATCTGTATAAACAATTTTCACTATTTTTTGTATTTCCTATTGTCCCAAGTAAATGTTGAGCCTTTTTTAGCTTTAGCATAAGCTTTTCTAAAAGATGCAGCTGCTGCGCTTTTTTTATCATAAGATGCATAAGCACCGCCTTTAGTAGCTTTAATTGATTTTGCACCAACTCTTACTTTACCTGTTAATTTAAGTTCTTTTTTTTCTTTTAAAGATTTTGCTGTAGTTGAAGTGGCATTCTTCTTTGCTAATTTACCCATTTTTATTGCATTAGCTCTTTCTTGACCACTTCTACTTTTTCTTGCAGCTCTTCTTGAAGCTCTGGCTTCTTTTCTTTTTGCTCTTGCAGCTTGTCTTTCTGCTCTTGCTTTTGCTCTAGCATTTTTTCTATTATTTTTTTCATTAGATTTTACTATATTCCTAGCTGCCTTTTTACTTTCAGAATTTGTTTTTTTAGCGGGTTTACTTTTTTTATTAGCCCATTTAACTTGTTCTCCTGGAATAGACATTACTTCTTTTCTATTTCTTGCATCTTTTACTTCCATTATATCTCCATATCTAATTGTTTATGTATTTCCTTGCATTGAATCTTCGCCGTAAATATACATAATATTATCCAAATTATCAAACTCACTGTTGCATCTAGGGCACATCCACCCAATTATGTCATGTTCAGTAGTATTTGTGTCAAATAAGCCTACACGTTTAGAATAATGCTCATTATGATACAATTCTTCCTCACAAATAGGGCAAGGGTCTTTAATCTTCGTCTTGTTCTTTTTCTTTGTGTGCGATGAGCTTTGTATTTGGTGTTTTTCCACTTAAAGCCTCCATTTGTTCTGGTGTAAATCCTTGAAATACTGTTAATTGCTCTTGTTTCTTCTCTGTATCAAATAATCCAGACATTTTACCTAGTGCTTCTAGTGAACGAAGCTTATCTGTGTCTCTATCAGACAAATCTGCAATCATTTTATACTTTTGAACAATCCATTCAGGTGAAACGCCTTCATCTGCTAATATTTTTTTAACCTCTTCTTTAACCATAGTTCTAACTTCCTCTTTTTTTAATAAAACATTCGTTTTTTGTTTGATATAATTTTCATCTTTCGCCTTTGGATACGCTTTTTTATACGCTGAAATCGTACCCTCACCTGCTGCAACGTATTGAGCGAAAAGAAATTCACGGTTGTTTAGCTTCCTATCTTTTGCTCGTTCATAAATGGCATCATAGTTACCCGAAAATGAAAAAATGTTCTTTGCAACGCCTCTATCTCCCAATATTTGATGTGTCTTCTGCTCAACAATATAAGAACCACAAACCGTCAAAACAACATTACGAGGAGATTTGTAGCCTGGATGCTTTAAACCACTACGTTTAAGTATTTGAAGAACATATCCATCATCAGTATATACCCAATCACGAGCAACACCCACTCTCCAATTACCAACAATCTCAACACCAGGATTGAATGCGCGAAACTCAACATCATCGTCATATAAATAATTCTCTTCACCTTTTATTAGTTTTACATCCATGAAGTAATATAAAAAACTTTTACCAAAAATAAAAACCTTGCATAATTCATTTATTTGATTATATTTATCTATATAATAGAGATATATACTAGAGATAGTATCTATAGATAATATCCATATTATAAAAGAAATTAATAATAAAGAAAAGTCTAAGACAACTTTGAAATTTTTTTACAAAATATTTTATGATATAGCAAAGAAGAAAGGATAAGCTTGTTACATAATTTGAAAAATAGGGTTAGAATGTGTGTGGGTATTATATTATAGATTGACACCCCGTAAAGTTGCGTGGGGGGGGTTGAATTGCGTTGAAATTTAGTTATTGATTATAATAAATATTGACTTTTTTGAAATTATCAAGACAAAAGAACCGCAAACAAAAACGCCCCGAATAAATCAGGGCGCTATTGCTACACAATCCGCGAACTATTTAGCAAGCATCAACAAATTTATCCTTATTGAATAAATCATTATCATATTTAAATATAGTTGACAATTTAGTAACAAGTGACATCTTATTAATAATAGGTCTCATATATTCCTTATCTTTATTTATTGTTGATTCTTTTATTGCTTGTGCTATTGCTTTATAGTATTTTCTACTTAGTGCCATCTTGACCCCTTTCATTAGTTAAGTTAATATGTTTTGCCGGAGCTTTCTTTATATATTTTTTTAAGACTTCGACATCTTTTGTTAATGTTTGAATGTCGTCGATATTATGGCGTTGTGTATCTCTTAGCGCTTTTATACAATATTCATTTGATA